AGATAGTGGTGTGCTACTTCTTCATCATATATTAGTAGGTCGTCGCCTAGAAGGTGGTAATTCTCAAAAGAATTACCTTTTCCAGCCTTCATGGCGGCGTACCTTACTAAGATATGGTGAGAGAGAGCAAAGATAGCCCAGGAAGAGTACGCGCCCATAGGCTGCCCTGCTCCATAGCGACAGGCGCCTTTGGGCGTGTCAAACTCTTGCCCGATAAGTAGGGATTCTCACGCCAAAGTCCTTGCCACGCCATAGATCGCCTCAAATACCCTCTTTTGGAGGGTAAATGGGAAGCGATCCGTAGCGTTGGTAAGGTCTATGGACGCGAAGAATCCCTTTTGAGAAAGAGTACCGACAAACTTAGTTTGGTCGTGAGTACAGTCTGAAGGTATACCAGCGAGGATCTTCATCAGATCCCCGTGGTACGCCTTCAGGACTGACTGAGTTCAGTAGTCCAAAATGGCTACAACTCTACTCTTTCCCTCCTTATCGCTGAAGTATGCGAGACGTCGTAAAACTTTACGACGAGGAGTGAACATTGCACCATATTCTGGTGCGATGCTACGGCAGAGCTGGACGGATGTACCTAGCTCCTGACCTGATAGAACGGATAGTTCTTCTATCATTTTGTCGGTCAGGAGGCAGGCATCCGCCACAGCCCCCGCCGTAGAGGGCAAACCACTAGGTCCGGATTTCCCGGAGTAGTGGAAACCCCCTCACTCTACCTTGCGAGGGCCTATGTGAAGATTTCTCAAAATCACATGGAGATCCCGGGAGGAGATCGGGTCTTCACCAGACCACGGTCTCACAATGGGATCTAAGTCAAGCTCGGGGGCGAGATGGACGCCTCTCAGTGCCGTGAGGCACGTGAGGATTGTCCTTTTCCCCTCGATGGTCGTCCCGAGTGATTTATATTTAGAAAGTCACCCGGGTCAGCCATCGAGCCCGAGACTGACTCCCTCTGCAATAGAAAGTGGTTCTCCAGCTCAGTACCTCAAGACCGCCACACGTGACGATTTCACTCACGTTATGGTGGCCTTGGGCCCGCGGCTGGCCGAATTCACTTCTATTGCGTGCAAGATCTCTGCTACCGAAGGGGAGGCCTGTTTCCAGGTCTCTTCGGATAAGATGTACTCAAGAGAGATACCCGTCAGTAAGAGGTATCTCCCGATCCCTCTATCCATTCTATTATTTCCTTTTGAAGTAATCATGAATGAGATAGTGGGGGTCGACCTCCACCCAATCAGGGAAGACGGCATGTGAATGCCGCCTCCCGACGAGGGAGG